GAAGTCCTTTCCTCGCGGAAAGGCTGGCTCCCCCCCAGGGCGAAAGCCCTGGGTTGGGATAAACTAGAAGCTAGAAAATTATTTCCTCACATGTCCCAATGGACAGTTGAGATTTAAGTTTCTCAGAAACTAGTTTACAAATTCGGGATGCCCCCATAGCTTCAGTACCAGCATCTCTATCGATGAAAATTTCATCAGATAAAGGGATTTGCATTGATCTAACAAGTAACGGTCAGTTACCTGTCGGACCAATGAAATCGCTGTTACGAGTCATCTTGATTAAATCTAGATAACTCTGCTCTATGTTTCCATAGGCATGAAGTAGTGGGCTATCCAAAAGAGCCATGGCTTCAGGTCTCTCTTCAAGTTGACCTGTAAGGAACATAACAATTTGTTCCGCTAGTAAGCCAAGTGGTTTACCACCTGTCTTCCTAGCCGGGTCACTCTCGTTGAATAACTTTAGTGCGATAGAGGCTAATAATCTATTAGCTGTTCTATCACTAACTATAGTTAGAGGGATGCCCAAGTGCCTAGACACCTGATTAAGGTGTTCGGCCGCTGGGGCCCCCCGGATGATTCTCATCACCCGTTCTACGATGTATGCTTTATCACCGAGCGATCTTGCAAAAGATCGTCTCTTTGAATGAATCATACTGAAGAAAGACTGAACCACCTGTTGAATACCCCCAGAGAAATCAAACCCTTTCGACTCTAGCTCTATCAGGAAAGCTGCAAGTAGATAATACTTACGGCCAACCTGCTTAAGAGCAGAAATCGGAACGGGTGAGATTTCTTGACCTTTGTGTATTCATCTTTTAGCAAACTCTAAAGTCGTAAGACTTATATGAGTCTTTGCTAATGAGACGTCTACACCGAGGTCTGTTATCACCTGAAGGTATAGCTCACCTACTTCCTTGTCACCTATCAAAACGTCATCTCCGAGTAGAGTATACCGGAGAGTCTTCCAATCCTTGCCTAAAAGGCGAGAGATGTAGAAGAAGATGTAATGATGGGCTAGGGTAAAAGAAGCTCATGATGAATAAGCACCCATTGGGTTACCGACTGAGTAATTTATACAATTACTCTCACCGGGAACTTTAAATGGGTAGCCTACCATCACGTCTTCTCATGCCCGGACGTAAGTAGCTGGCAGATGGCCCTTTAAGACTTGAGAAATTAGTTCGATTGGAAATCTATCAGTGGCTGACGATAAGTCAACACTATAAAAGATAGGCCAATCTACTATTCTCTCCTTAAAGGCGCCTTGGTTAAAAGTCATGTCTTGAGGTATTTTCTTCAGAGCTCTAAAGAGATAGGAATGCAGTCCTTTAAGGACTGTTTGACTAAAGTAATCCATAATAGCGATTACTCTAGTTTTCCCCTCTTTATCAGCAAAGAAAGAAAGTCTTCTCAGTGGTCAGGCACTTTTAGGTGCCTTATACTGAGTAGACATACCCCGGACAAGATCTTCTAAACCAAATGCCGCGTCCATGAATTCAACCATCTTTCACCCTCCTAGGGTTTTGATAGACTCAGCAAGCTGGTCAGGCAAGCTGAATAAATCATCGACCCAGGATGCTAAGGCATGGCCTAGCGGCCCTGACTTAGTTGTAAAGTGAAAGCGGCGGAATTTTAATGGACGAGGGATATGATCTTTATGGAAATACCCCATAGCCTTTCAGAAGTCCGTAGCATATAGACCGATGTCACTAAACTCGTAACCTCTTTTCGAGGGTAGAGTAATAGCACTCGTGTCTAGCTGTGGACTACTTTTTAAAGCCCTTGTTGAAAATAAGATAGTGTTAAGGAACTGGAGCATTTCTGCTTGAGGTCCTGATCCACTAAAATATTTCAATAAAGGGCCAAAGGCCACGGGTAAACCTGAAGATGTTAACCTTACTCCTGGGATTCTAACTTTATTACCTGAAAGGTAATTAAGATAGTTTCCCCGTATTGCTTTAACATAGGCAATACCGGCTACAGTACCTCGAGTCATAAAAACTCGACGTATTGAGCTTAGGAGAGGGTCAAACTCCCTGGGAGCGACTCCCGGATTTAAAAATCCGCGGATTCAGCCTAAATGTTTAGAAAGATACTGAAAGTGCTTTGATAAGCGCTTAAGTTCTTTCTTCATAAAGGGTGATAATAGTGATGGGGTTAACCACAGGAATTCCCTATTCAGAAGTCTCTGATACCGCCCGACCTTTGCAGGAAGGGGGTTAAGAGATTCCTATCTGGTACACCTACCTACAACTAGGGTAGCAGTGTGGTATCACCACACCCCTAGAGCAGTTAGGCTCCAGAAGAGGAAAACGGATGATTAGGGAATCCACCCAGCCAGCTGTTACACTGGACAACGGTTATTAACCGTTGTGGAATGTCCTCAAAAGGG